ACGGTACTAATGCCGCCTCCTGCAATAAACACACCCTGGTAATTATATGAACGAGATACAAAGCAATCAGTTTAACAAAATAATAACTGAGTTTAAAGAAAAAGTACGTACTCTTGAGCGAAGAGTATACTTATGGCAATATGCAGCTTATTTTATTTTTATATCAGGTATAATACTTGGTATAATGATACATGAAATAGGAGTAAAGATATGGTCCTTATAACTGAAGTAGATGACAATAAAGAGCCAGGTGATGACGAAGATAAAGAAACTAATCCTGACTTGATAATATTAGACATATCTAATACTGAACCAGAGGACATATATGATGCTTTATTTGACATTTTCGGTGAATAAAAAAGATTAAAAATATCGAAAATAAAAGTTTCTATTACGGTCTTTATGATATATAATGGAATCTCATTAATAAGAAGTTTAACTTAAACACATTAGGAGGCCATCATGGCTAAAAACAAATTTGAATCAAACGAAGAAGCAACAGTCGAAGAAGTGGCTTTAACTGAAGAGCAACATTTATTGATTGCAGCATTGGAATCAGATGACGTACTTGCTAACCTTTCAGTATTGAAAGATGACGAAGGTACTACTGAGAAATTGGCCACATTGATTACTGTTTATATTGCATTACAAAATGCACTAGGTGATGATGCTGGCGCAACAGTTAATGCACGTCAAAACTTGGTTAATTATAAACCTGCTAAAGTTAAGGCTGCTAAGAAACCAAAAGAACCTAAGGCTCCTAAAGAACCTAAGTTCAATGAACGTAAAGCATTAGCTGAAGCACTAGAAACTGATTCATTGGACACATTGGTTGAAGATGAACGTATTAGCGAAGACTTGATGAATGCTATCATTACTTATACTACTTTACGTGATTTAGATTTACCAGAGGCCATCGTTGATGCTGCTAAAGCAACATTGGCATCTTTTGGTCGTAAAGGTACAACTAGAACACAAAATACAGAAGCTTATTCTGTAGAAGTTAATGGTGTAGTGTATAGTACAAGATCAAAAGCTGTACGTGCACAAGGTTTTGGTGCTGAATTAGTTATGGTAGGCGATAAAGAACGTAAAGCTGAAGATTTAGCTTGGCGCTCAATATCATCACAATTTAATAAGAATGACACTGCAGTTTATGACAATGTTACTTATACAAAAGTAGCTAAAGTTGAAGATATAGCTGCATAATAAAATAGAATGACGGTCATGGTGCTCTACCGTAAATGAGCACCACTAATCAATAGAGAGCTAAAATGGAAAATGAAATAATAAAAACTAGTGACATAACTGGCTTAGATGCCGAAACTATGGCACTTATCGCTCAAGCAGCGCAGACTCAAGGTGAAGAAGAAACTTCATCAATACCATTCTTATCTGTCAAAGGTAAGAAGTTTACTCTTGGTGAAGAGAAACTTGGTAATATTCTAAATGTAGTTATATTGGCTGATGTATTTGACCATGCATACTATGACCGTCCTTATGACCCAGACGTAATATCACCTCCTGCATGTTTTGCAATAAATACATCTAATAGTGACCTAGCACCAAGTAGTACATCACCAACACCACAAGCAGAGAATTGTAGTGTATGTCCTATGAATGAATTTGGTTCAGCACAGAATGGTAAAGGTAAAGCTTGTAGAAATGGTAGACGCTTATTGATCGCTGCAACAACTAATGGTGTGCCAGATTTGAACAATTTAGCTATCATCAATTTGGCTCCAACATCATTAAAAGCTTATGCTAGATATGCTAAAGGATTGGCAACTGTTAAGAAACTACCTATATGGGCAGTTATTACTACATTATCATTTGATGATGACAGCACATGGCCACAGATAGTGCCTACATTTAATGGCGTATTAGATGGTCAATATATTAATTCTATAGCACCAATGTTACCAGAGATGGCTAATGCAATATCTGTACCTTATGATATATCAGGTTACGTACCAATGGAAGCGTCTACAACAAAGAAAAGCAAAATGTCGTAACACTTAACATTAGTTAGTCATCCATACCATTTTGGATGCACAATAATAAATGGGTCATAATCGTAAAGGTTATGGCCCTTTTTTATGCCTAGGAGAAATTATGTACACAATAGATTTTGAAACAGCAGGAATAGTTAATGGCAGTAACAAATCGCCAGAGCCGTGTGGAGTAGCAATAAAACATGATGATGGCCCATCTAATTATATATCATGGGGTCACCCAGGCATTAATGAATTTTGTAGACCAGATGCTCAGTATATGCTCAACCAGATTTGGTTATCTGACGAAAAGATTATGTGCCATAACTCTAAGTTTGACTTAAGAATAGCACTAGAGTGGTTCAATCTACCAGTACCAGAACCATCAAGAATTGTAGATACAATGATAATGGCCTATTTAATTGACGCCCGTGAAGCATCATTAAGTTTAAAACCATTGGCAGAGAAATATTGTAATATGCCACCAGACGATCAGTCTAAACTAAACAATTGGTTAATAAAGAATGGACACAAGCCTGGTCGTGATATATGTAAAGCACCAGCAGACTTAGTTGGTCCTTATGCATGTTCAGACGTAGACATGACATATGCACTATATAAATACTTAGAACCACATGTAATAAACGGCGAACCTATTGAGCAAGCGTTCAATAGAGAAATGTCTGTATTACCAATTGTGATAGACTTAGAAATGCGAGGTTTAACAATAGAACCTAATATACATAAGTTATTATCTGCATTACAAACCAAATTTGATTTATTAGATTTACAATTAACAGCATATGGTAATGGAGAAAAACCTGGCTCAAAAGCTATGTTTAATGTATTACGCAATAAAGGATTGATTGACGAATCAAAAATACAATACACTGTCAAAGGTAATCCGCGCTATGGTAAAGACTTTATAAATGATATAATAGCTGATAAAGAGTTAGTAGAAATACTGGCTATGCGTGGTAAGCTACAGAAATTTATTGGTACATATTTAAAACCATTTTCAGAATCAGCTAGACTATACAATGGTAAATATTATCCATACTATAACCAAACTAGATCAGAAGACGACTTTGGTACAAGAACAGGTAGATTCTCTAGCAATATTCAACAATTACCAAAAGATGTAGTTGCCAATATAAATTTTAAGCACTATGGCTTAGAAGGTGAAGCTATACAAGGTTTACCTGCTATAAGAACTATGATATTGCCAAGTGCCGATAAGATATTAATAAAACGAGATTTTTCTGGCCAAGAACTAAGAGTAGCCGCTCATTACGCTGAGGGTTCTATTCTTAAAGCTTATCAAGACAATCCTAAAATGGATGTACATGATTTTGTTGATAAACTTATACAAGAAAAAACAGGTATGCACTTATCGCGAGTACCAGTTAAGACAATTAACTTTTTAAAATTATATGGTGGCGGTCCTAGTGTACTATCACAAAGACTTGGTATATCAATGGAACAAGCTAAGATGTTCTTTTCAGCATATGATGAAGCCATACCAGAATTTAAAGGCCTAATGAAAGACATAGAAAATCTAGCACGATCTGGTAAAAAAATTCGTACTTGGGGAGGCAGATCATATTCAGTAGAACCATCATCACATGACCCAAAAACTGGCAGATTTAGAGAGTTCTATTACAAACTCGGTAATATACTTATTCAAGGTTCTTCTGCAGATATGACTAAAGAAGCAATGATAAGATATTATTACCATCCTGATCGCAAAGGTGATTTATTAATGACTGTTCATGATGAAATAGTTGTTGAAGTACATCCACAATATAAAGACTCAGAAATGAAAATACTTAAATGGGCTATGGATGACGTACCAGGTTGGGATGTTCCATTATGCTCAGATGGTGCTACAGGTATTAATCTAGGTAAGATGGAGGCATACGAAGATGAGTAAACCCAAGACTTGGTCATATTCTCAACTATCTGGTTATGAGAAGTGTGCGCATGCACATATGTACAGAAAGGTTATTAAATTGCCAGAGCCACCATCTTACCATATGGCAAAAGGTACTGCTGCACATTTACTAGCAGAAGACTATCTACTTGGTAAGCATGAAACATTGCCACCAGTTCTTGGTAAATTTAGAAAAGAGTTTGCTAAACTATTAGAGCTAGGTGCTGCACCAGAAGAAGCATTTGTGTTAACAAAAGATTGGCAATTAATACCAAATGGTTGGGATGCTAAAAATGCTTGGTTAAGATTGAAATTAGATGCTAGAGTAGATAACTATATAGTTGATTTCAAAACCGGTAAAGCATATGATGAGCATATAAATCAAGGTAAATTATATGCCAATGTGCATATGATGTTAAACCCTGATATAAACGAAATAGACGTAGAATTTTGGTACTTAAATAGTGGCCAAGTTACAGACTATAAATTTTATAGAGAAGACTTAGCAAAAGATATTGCTAATTGGGAGCAACGTGTACATGCTATGCACAATGATACTACATACAATCCAACCCCTCATGAGTACTGCAAGTACTGCTATGTAAAGCATTTATGTAATTCTTACGAATAAAATATTTGATTTAAGGAGAGATAATTTTTTATCTATATCAATCTATAGATTTTATATTATCTCTTCTCAGATCAAATCCTCGTAACTATTTGGATGACATTATGATAGAATCTAAGATAGAGAAATATTTATTTGATGAAATAAAAAAGGTTGGCGGAATTTGCCCTAAATGGGTAAGCCCAAACATGAAAGGTGTACCAGATAGGATAGTTTTTCTAAACAACCAAGTTTGGTTTGTAGAATTAAAATCCACAACTGGTATACGTTCTAAGATACAAGAGCACTTTGAAAAGATTTTATTGTTATACACTAGAAACTATAAGGTAATAAGTTCAAAAGAACAAGTAGATACATTTATAAAGGACATATTAAAATGAGTAAAGAAAGAGACCTGCTCGGAAGATGGTACAACGGGGATTTACTACCCGAAGAATATATGAAGCTAATGAAGGAAACCAAAGAACTCCTCGCTCAACCCGAAGAAATACTAGAGTATGGAAAAGTTTGGGTAGTAACTGAAGTTAAACAAGCACACGGTATTGGAGTAGATGATGAAACTAAATGAATTGGACACCTTTCCTGAACTGGGCAATACAATAGTTCTTGACGGTAACATATATGTTAAGAAGCAAGAGCCTTTAACACGACAGCAAATCAGCGAGGGTAATCAATCAATGCTTAATGTTACGAGAGATGCGTTTGTAAAGGGTGTTAAGTTTGCTGAGAAGATGCACGGTATTGGAGGTGAGGAATGAATAAAGAAAGAGAGTTGTTAGAAAGGCTAGTTAGTGCAGAGTTGAATGATATTTTTGATTTGTTAGTTGAAGCACAAAAACTCCTCGCCCAACCTGAGCAGACTGAGCAAGAGCCTGTGGCTTGGATGTATGAATGGGATACAACGACTACAGGGCAACCTACCTGTAAGTATGTAAATATGGGAAAAGATAAGCCTAATGTTGAAGCTAATTTTTTAGCTAGAAATTTTATACCACTCTACACAGTTCCACAAAACCATGATTTACGAGAAGAAGCTTTACGAGAAGGGTACAATCAAGGATTTAACGATGGTAAATATTTAAGTTCACCGAAACGTGAGCCTTTGAGTGAAGATGAAATAGCAGAGTTATGGTGGAATACCTATGTAGTAGGCACAGCAGACTCGGTTCGTAACTTTGCAAGAGCAATAGAAAAAGCACACGGTATTGGAGGTGGGGAATGAGTAAAGTGACTGAGCTACCACCACACGAAAACATGTCGGTCAATCAAGTTCTAGACCACATTAAAAGAAAAGACCTTAGAAAGGTTTTTATAATTGGTATTGATGAAAACGATAAGTTAATTACACGGGCATCAAAGATGAATTTTTCTGAGGTGGTTTATTTTCTTGAACTAGCCAAGTTTAGTATGTTGGAGCATAGTAATGAGTAAGGAAAGAGAGTTGTTAGAGAGTTGTTTAGATGAGTTCCAGTACCAATCATTTTCTTGTACAGAACTGGTAACTAGAATAAAAGAACTCCTCGCCCAACCTGAGCAAGAGCCTGTGGCTTGGAAAACAGAAAAGAAAAGTTATCTCGATGAAATAGATAGGTTAAGTATGGAGGCTAATAAAGATCAAGAGGAGATAGATAGATTGACACAATGGCTTACTCAACCTGAGCGTAAGCCTTTAACTGACGAAGATATATGCGAAATATTAATAAAGAAAGAATGGAAAGGGTTTGTTGATTTGGTTCGCATTATAGAAAAAGCACACGGCATTGGAGGTGGGGAATGAGTAGCGAAAATATAGTATGTGTTTCCTTATTGTTTATATCCATTATTCTTTTTTTGTGTTGAGGAATTATTATGAGTAAAGAAGATGAGTAACTTTAAGCCACATAACTATCAGCAAGATGGTATAAATTGGGTACTATCACACCAAGGTGCAGGATTATTCTTACCGCCAGGGTTGGGTAAAACCAGTATTACGTTATCAGCAATAGCTACATTAAAACAGGCTAACGCCATTGATAGAGTTTTAATAATAGCTCCATTAAGAGTTTGTTATATGGTATGGCGGCAAGAATCAGAAAAGTGGAATTTTCCATTTACTATAGGTCTATTACATGGCAAAGATAAAGACACAGTGGTAAGACAAAAGCATGACATATACTTAATAAATCCAGAAGGTATAAATTGGTTAGTTAATAATCATTTACAACTATTTAGTAGATATAAATTTATGCTTGTATGTGATGAATCAACACTGTTTAAAAATCATTCATCACTAAGATTTAAGATGTTAAAACATATACTACCAATGTTTAAAAGAAAACTTATATTGACTGGTACACCTGCACCAAATGGCTTATTGCAACTATGGTCACAAATATTTATATTAGATAGTGGTAAAAGACTTGGTAAAAATATATCAGCCTTTCGCAGACAATGGTTTATGCCAAGCTATGATGGATTTAGTTATATAATGAGAGATGGCGCCGATGACCAAATCTATGCGGCTATAGACGATATAGTAATGCATAAAAGCACTGATGAGTTAGAATTACCAGAGAGATTATATAATAGCATATTGATACAACTACCAACTACAGCACTAAAGCTATATAAAGAAATAAAGAATGACTTTATATCTCAAGTGGAAGATGAAACTTTAATTACAGCAATGAACGCGGCATCACAGGCTTCTAAATTAAAGCAAATAGCCAATGGTATGCTGTACAATGACGACAAAGAAGGCATAAACATACATGATGAAAAATTATCTGCACTAGAAGAGTTAGTAGACTCACTTGGTGGCCGACCATTGTTAGTTGTATATGAGTTTAATCATGACCTACATAAACTACAATCAACATTTAAAAATGCACCACGTGTTGGTGGAGGAGTAACAGGTATAGAGCTAGAGACTATAGTATCAAAATGGAACAAAGGTGAATTACCAGTTCTATTAATTCAACCCAAAGCTGGTGGACATGGACTAAATATGCAAGATGGTGGCTGCCATGACGTAGTTTGGTATAGTATAACTTTTGATTTAGAACTATATGACCAAATTAATGCCAGAGTACATAGACAAGGTATAAAAAATACTGTTACTATACATCATATAGTTGCAGAAAATACTGTAGATAAAAAAATAATGAGGGTACTTGAAGGTAAGGCAAAACTACAAGATGCACTACTAGACAGTCTATTAAAATAAAGTTTTCTTATCAGTATAATTATGATATAATAAACCATCATCATAAGATGATGTCAATACAGGAACTAAAATGTTAATAACTAGAACATCACCAGTAACTAAAATAACTGTTACATTAGATATTGATATAACAGAAGAGCAAATGTTTCAATGGTTACATGGCACAGTGATACAAGAAGCTATGTCAAATATTAGTGCAGATGAAAGAGAGTTTATAAAAACTGGGCTTTGTCCAGATGATTGGGAATACTTAATGGGAGAAGAGTTATGAGAGCATATATAGCAGCACCATGGTTTACACCAGAACAAGATTCAAAATTGCAACTACTAAAAACTACAATAGATAGTAATGGCATAGAATACTTCTCACCAAAAGACGAGAATCTTTTTGGCAATGATAAATCTGCCACTGTTTACGATGTGTTAAATGGTAATATTAATGCTATATTAGAGTGCGATATGGTAATTGCAATCACTGATGGTAAAGATGTTGGCACTATGTGGGAGTGTGGCTATGCGTATGCCAAAAATATTCCTATTTTGTACGTATGGTTAGATTGGCAACCTAATCAAAAGTTTAATCTTATGTTAGCTGCATCCGGTAGTGTTGTATATACAATGGAAGAATTAAAGTATCATTTAGACTATTTTAAAATGCACAATAAATTTTCACATTTAAACTATGCTGGTACAGTAGAATGAAGTCTGTGCAAGAATTTTATATGCAAATGTTAAATTTAGCGCATATAAAAAGGTACTCAGTAATACCAAGAATACATGATGAAAGCATTGCAGAACATTCTTTTTTTGTTGCTGCAATAGTTATGAAGTTATATGATGACTATGAGTTTGATATAGGTCATGCCACTTGTATGGCCATATCACATGATTGGACTGAGTCTTATACAGATGACATTACTGTGGCAACCAAAAGAGCCTATCCTAGTATAGCCAAGGCAGTAGAAGCAGTAGAAGCAAAGATTGCAAAAACTGAGTTTTCATCTATAGCATATGAGCTATGGAAAGAGTATAAAGATGCAACATCTGTAGAATCAAAAATTGTAAAGTACGCAGATACGCTGCAAGTAATACAATATGCACAAGGTGAAGTAAATATGGGCAATAATGCATATTTTAAAAGTGTAGTAGAAGATGCCACATATAGAACTTATAAATTAGAAGGTGAGTTACATGAGTATAAAAGAGTTAATAAACAAAAATAAAAAAGAACGTGATATAGCTAAAGATATTGTACTTAATATAATAGATACGTACTCTTTAAAAGGACCAAATAACTATGGTGCTACTTTTGAAGGTATGACTGTAGCCAAATGGAAACCTTGGTTAGATGAACCATGCTATACAAGTGCGCTATCTATGGATAGACTCTATATGATAAAACAATTTTTAAATATTGCTCCACCAGGTATATGTTATGAATGTGGTGTATACACAGGTGGTGTAACTAGAATGATGTTAGATATGGGTAGGCATGTTAAAGCTTTTGATACGTTTGAAGGTTTAACAGGTTCTGGCGAATTTGATTTAATGGAAAATGGTGACTATAATGGTGGCGATGTATCTGAATATATAAAAGGAGCAGAGATAGTTAAAGGTTGTGTACCATATACTTTTAAAGACCATGAAGATGATAAAATAGCTTTTGCACATTTAGACATGGATTTATATGAACCAACTGTACACGCATTAAAATTTATATACGATAGATTGTACGATAATGGTATAATAATACTTGATGACTATGGTGTATGGATGACGCCAGGCATAAAGAAAGCTGTCGATGAATTTCATTGTGAAAAAAAGATTTATTTACCAACAGGTCAAATGGTGATATTAAAATGATCATAAGAGATATAAAAATATCAGTAAGAAATAAAGAATGGTTAGGATTTGCAGATGAAGTAAGTTCTCATATAGAGTCTTATACTATACCACAATATGGCGACAAAGGAGAAGATATTGCATCAGACTATAATTTAGAAGATTGTGTTCGTAGCATGAAAAAATACTTAGCTAGAGCTGGTAAAAATAGCAGACCTGGCCAAGAACAATTAGATTTAATTAAAATAGCACATTACGCACAAATGGCGTATACAATAATCGGAGAACAAGATGCCAAAAAATAACAATATAGAACATGAGCCAATGTATGTTTCACCTAAATGGAACGAGCCTGGTAATTTAGTATTTGTAGACCATTTAGACGCTATAAATGTAAAAATAGTACATGCACCAAGCGTTGAAGAAGTAAAAAATATGGTAGGTGTTTTTATGACAAACACTTGGAATGATAGACTTAATTATGGTCCATTTGATAGCATAGATAAAGTTTTAAAAGAATTGTTTGCCGGTAATATATTACCAACTGGAATGGAAATTGTTAATCTTACTTTCACTATTGAAGGTATGGATATGATTGACACAACACATCTTATTAGGCATCGTATGTTTTCTTTTTCTGCACAGACACAAGCAGATAGAGATATGCGTAATGATAGAATATTGGTATCACCTCAAATAGCAGAATCAGACTTCCTAGATGAGTATTTAGATATATGCCAGAAGGCACATGACTTATATATGAAAATGGTTGATGGTAAACAAATTGATATGCTAGAAGCCAGAACTATAATGCCAGCAGCATATGAAAAATTCTACATATGTAGAGGTACCATAAAAGATGTTATAGCCTATTGTAATCTAAGATGCGATGAGCAAATACAACCATGGTCAGACGTAATTATAGCTATGAAATTATGGTATGAAGTAGTAAAAATCTATCCATTCTTGAAAAACTTAATTGATTTTACTGCTCCAGATTGGTTTTATGTTAAGCAATGCTCCAATGGTAAAACAAATATATTTCCGCCTTTACCAAAGAATGATACGTTTGAATGGAGTGAATCACAGTTTCTGTATGACAAACCAAGAAGTGAATTTCTTGGCTATGAGCAATATGAAGCTCTAAGACAATCAATAATAGCAGATATACTAAACGTATAATATCAACTGCCAAGGATGGCAATTTTTATGGTGATTTATGAACACAATACTATATAAACAACAAGAATTACAAAAACTAATAGCCGAAGTACAAAATACTCCAGAAATAAACATATCTGATTTTCCATCAGTGCCAAATGGTGTACTATGTGAGCATATAAAAAGTCATGCATTTAGTATGCAAGAAGAAATAGTAGAATTACTAGTAGCAATTGGTGGTGGTGATAGAGCAATACTTAAACCATGGTCTAAAAAATATCCTGCAATATACTGTAAAGAATTTATACCAACAGATGCTATAAAATCTGAAGCTATAGATATGCTATGTTTTTGCCTAAACATATGTTTAGCAGTTGGTATAACACCAGGCAATATAGATGATGAGTATAATAAAGTACTTAACAAAAATATAATAAGACAAACTAAAGGCTATTAATATGAGGCCATCAAAAATTAAAACATTTTTAGAAATGGCCAAATTATTATCAAAACTATCTACATGCAGTAGACGTCAAGTAGGTGCTATTATAGTAGACGACCATTGGCGAATAATTGGTTCTGGCTATAATGGTAATGCAAAAGAACTAATACATTGCATAGATGAACCATGTAAGGGCGCACTAAGTCCATCTGGTACAAGACTAGACTTATGTGAAGCTATACATGCAGAACAAAATGCACTAATGCAATGCTCAAACATAGATAGTATAGAGGCAATATTTGTAACAACCTCACCATGTATGCACTGTTTAAAAATGCTAATGAATACCAATTGTAAACATATATATTTTAGCGAAGAATACGTAGATGTATATAGAGCAGAAGATTTATGGATAGCAAATGGCGATAGGTATTGGACACAAATAAAATAAAAGTTTTATATATAGTATATTTTTGATATAATAAATTTCAATAATAATACAGGTGACTTATGAATACATTAGATGTGGTAGTAGCAGGAGTTGACATGGAAGTTGATTTTGATTATTCAGCAGCAGTGACAGGAGTGTATAGTGGCCCATGGGAGGACTCATACCCTGACGAACCAGAAGAGATAGAGATACTAGCAGTACGTTGCCCAATGCCTGCAGATAAAAATGGTAAGCCAGAATATGTAGACTTACTTGGTGTACTATCTGTAGACGCATTAAACGATATAGTAGATTCAATTAGTGATTACCATAACTCTATAAGATGGGATAATCAATTTGAACAACACGTTGCCTAATCGTGTCTTCGAAAAATTAGGCACATTCAAAGGTGGTGTAATGCCACCTTCTTTTTATTGGTATGCATATGACAAAAAAGAAACTTTCCAAACAAGAATACCACACTGAATATGATAAACGCCGTAGAACAGGCAAAAGATTTTCCACAAGCCACTTACCAGGTTTTAGAGAGGCTAATGACGTATATGGCATACAACGTATAAGACCATGTTTTGAATATAGCAAACTAATGATAGCATTTTTAACACAAAACTATAATATACTAAAATGAATAAATATACATTATATAAAATAACTTCAGGTAACCAAGTATACGTATGGAACATATATAGTAAAAGTAATGTTATACATATAGTGTTCGGTATAATAGGTGGTGTAATGCAAACTGTTGAAGAACAGGTAGAAGTAAACCAATCGGGTAGAAGTCTACTAGAGCAAATAGACTCTCGTATGATGTCAAGAATAAACAAACAGATAGATAAAGGTTATAGACTATCTATAGAAGAAGCCAAACTTAATATTGGTATGAACTCTATGGACTTATTAAAACCAATGTTGGCACAAAGATTTGATAAAATAAGTGGTATAGATTATTCTAACTGTTTTATACAAATGAAATATAATGGCCATCGTTGTATAATTACCAATACTGGTGAAGAGATAATTGCATACTCACGAAATGGTAAGCCAATAGAAAGCATTGGTCATATTTTAAAAGGTATTAACCTCAGACCCGGCCAGACATTAGATGGTGAATTGTATATACACAATACTCCATTACAAGACCTTGGCAGTCTAATTAGACGTAAACAACCAGGTAGTGTTATGTTACAATACGTAGCATATGACTACATGGCCGATATTAGTTATCAACATAGATTAGATATTTTACGATACAATGATTGGGGTGAAAACATAACTGTTGCACCAACTAAGATATGGACTCCTAACGTAGTACTTAAAGATGAACTAGATGAGTCTATACATGATGGCTATGAAGGTCTAATACTTAGGCATGGTGATAAAGGATACGAGGCTGGTAAGCGTAGTAACTCTCTAGTTAAAGTTAAAAAGTGTATGGACCAAGAATTTTTAGTTATTAATATATTACCATCAAAAGATGGCTGGGCTATACTAGAATGCAATGTTGGTACAAAATCATTTAGAGTTAGTGCACCAGGTACAATAGAAAATAAATACCATATATATAACAACAAAGAAAAATATATTGGTAGATGGATAACAGTTGAGTTCTTTGAATGGACTAATGATGGTAAACCATTCCATCCATCAGCTATAGATTGGAGGACTGATATATGACAGTGCTAACATTAGTAAATAAAAAAGAACTACTACCATGTCCTTTCTGTGGTAGTAGTAATATAAAAGTGCCAACTGAATATGATATGTACATATCTTGTAACAACTGTCTATCATATGGGCCAAGTCCAGTTATAGCTAAATTAGTACACTCTCGTTCAAATATAGTAAAAATTATAGATTTATGGAACTTAAGGTATGGACGTTAATTACCATTCAAGTTCTCTTAAGTTCTTATTTGATAGTTCTTGAATTTTTTGCAATAATCCCTTTGGTCGTGCATCAGCGGGATTTAGTTTAAGATTATTAACTGCACGATGCACATCAACTGGATAATTTCTAAATGACTCAATTGGACTATCTAATCCGGCTTTTATTCTACGTATAATTTGCATATCATCTGGATTATACATAACATAGTTATCTAATCCTTTACCACCTTGACCGGCAAATGAATGACCAGGTATACCCCAATCATTTAATAGTCGTGATGTCTCAGTATCGCTACCTGTCACTTTAGTTAAATTTCTATACGCATCTTTACCTTTAAGATTACTTTTTATTGCAGTAAATGCATCTTGACCTAAACCTAAATCATTCATACCTGCTACATACTTATCTAAAAAATCAGTACCATGACGTGGTATTGCTGTATCATACTGTAGTAAATCTTTTTTATCTGGTTTTAAATTAAGTTGATATAAGTAACCCTTGTTTGGTGATATAATAGTTGGTGCAGTATAAGATTTAGACATGTCATATACTTCTCTATTCATGTCCGTTAACCCAGACCAAGTATTTTTAGGATAGTTTTTAGCTAGTTGTGCATTGTTAAAGGTAAATTTTAATGTATCATTATAGTTTTTTAATTTTACAAATTTCTTTTGTGCGTCAGTAAATCCACTATAACCTGGATATGACGCAATAACATCATTGTCAACATGGTTACGCAATTTATCAAGTGCAGTCTGGTGATTAGGATCAGCTATAAATTGCTCTAGTGGGTTCTGTGCAGTGCGATGTAAAAGTTGCTTTCTATATTGGTAGTCTAACGCATTAGCATTTTCACCGGAATAGTGGCCCATGCCAAATGCCTGTATACCTTCACCAGTGCCTATAGCTTTATTTTCAAACTTAGAAAATTTATATGGACTTGCATGCCATGAAAGTATATTACCAACTAATCCTGCTATAGGATTTATACCAGTTGCATAGTCAATCATTTTACTTGGGTCAGTTGGTGGTAGACTGTTCTCTATACCAGTTTTTACGTTATTTCCTAATTTACCTAACCATTGCTTGGTAGTATCCATCTTAGGATTATTGTTTAGTAGTTGCAAATAATCATCAAATGCACTCATGTTAGTACCTTATAGCTATAAAAATATTCGATTTAAGAAGAGATAATTTTTAATCTATAGATTGATATAGATTCTATATTATCTCTTCTCTAATGATGATTTTGAGACAATTTAATCATCATTCTATTGATTCATTAATTGATTTGATGATAAATATCCAACCAACCCAGGTATTTTATTTAATATACTGTCATCCATAAAAGCCATGGCATGTGGTCGTTTACCAACTTTGAATAATGCAGCAGTTTGTTTTGGGTCTAATAGTATATCAGCAAGTTTTGATTGTATTGCTCTATTTTGACCAGACATTTCTGACAACAACTTAGCTGTAACGCCTTGGTATATACCAGGTATGCCAGAGGCTGCTTGTGCCACAGCACCAACTCCTCTTGACTCCATACCGCCACCAGCTTCGTGTTGGAACCCAGTACCAGAAGTTAACTCTGAAGCAGCTCTACGTCTTTGACTTTCAGACACATTAGACATTAAATCTTTTTGCCTATTGGTGAATGTATTGGCAAATGTAGAACCACTAAAATCAGTACCACTTTTTACCAAGTCGTCTGGATTGGCTAGTATGTCACCAAGTGTTAACTCATTAGTTTTATG